GGAGGTAAGGGTTCAAGAAAAAAGAAAAAGAAAAAGAAATCAAGGAAAAAGAAGTAAATAATAATATTTAGAAAAAACGTTATTATTTACGATTAAATAAACGATGAATTAGATATAATAGTAATAACCCAGAAACAAAAATATATCCACTTCCTAGTTGCTTCTTTACTTTAGCATATTCATTTTGAAATCCAGAAATCTGCCGATTTCCACAAGAATTAAATAAATTAGGAAACTTTTCTTGAATATAACGATAATCAGTATCTGATATGTAATAGTTAGGCGAACAATTACCACCTCTATCTCTAACAGGCAAACTAATCTTTTCACATTTATGTGTTTTAATATCAAATAAATTATTTAATTCGTAATTTAGATTACCAATATTTGTATCTGTTCGAATATTTTCAATAATAAACCATGCACGTAAACGTCCAAATCTTTTATTAGTTTTTTTTAGATTTAGTTTAGCCATTCGATTTTCCAATTGTTTATCAGTTTCATATTCTCTCAAATTATAATATTCAAATTTCAACCATTTAGCTTTATCCTTCCATCCCTCATTCCATGTTTTACTACCATTATAATCTTGGTCAGGATTTGAAGGAGGCACCATATCTATTTCACTGCTTCCATCCTTATTTTTAATTACACCATCATAATGAAATATTTTCCATTGATACGGAGGGGAACTTTTAAGAACCTTAAATTTATGTTTTCCACTTTTTGGAAGTCGAACCCAATCATCTCCACCATGTGCTCTAGTATAAATAGAGTTATCCCATATACTATTACTATATGCTTCATGATTACCAATTTTAATTTTAGTGCTTCCTTCAACTTTACTAATTGGCTCATTATAAATAGTGAATTGTTTTTCAAATTTATAAAAATGGCTATATAAAGGGTCTTTACGTTCAAGGTCTAATTTAGAATTTTGCACTAAATTTTTTGTATGACTGGTATGTCCAGTTTTATTATTCATTACATATATAGATTTTGTTACACCAGATGGAATAACAAGACTTGTTCCAGCTAAGCTAGTATAACAAGGCATACCAGTTGACTCAAAATAATTATCATTAAAACTATTTGTTCCATTTAAAGAATTTTTAAGAATATTCCCCATATTTTTTGTAACACCGGAAGCATTTGCAGCATATTTTCCTAATTCATTTTCTCCACCTGCGGTATTATTTAATCGTTCTAATTCTGATTTAATGTCCGAAAAGAAATGATTATAATTATCTAATTTTAAATCATCAATTTTTTTTAGATGATATCCAATATTACTCATTATAATTATATTAATATTTTATTTTAACTTATAAATAATAAATAATAACAGTAATGAAATTGAAGTAAGATATGTCATACCAATAGTTTTTTTACTTGGTTCATAATTAGAAAATCCGTCTTTAAATGCGTAATCTCCTGTCTCTTTTAAAAAATCTCTTTCTGCGGTAGTAATCCAAGGCAGTTCTCTATATAACTCTTTTTTTTTAGTTATTAACTCTTCCTTTGTAATTCGATTGCTTCTATATTCATTATTCAAATTTTTAATCGCTGCACGCATTTTATCAACATTGTCATGTTTATCATTATCAGCAGCATAAACACATCTATTGAAACTGTTAAGAATATTTCTCATAAAACTATCCTGATATAATTCTGAATCATTTTTGATAAGATTGTCAATTAGACTGTAATTTTTATTATTAGTATTTTTATTGAATTTGTTATTATTATTAACAAACCATGTAAAAGGTTTAGTCATTATTTTATCACCATTAACATCTCTTTCAACACTATCATTACTGCATATTACTAAAGGTAAAGATTCATCATGCGGTGCTTTTGACATATCAATATGGGTTGCAATAGGAGGTTTAAATTTATCTGTAACATCTCGATTATCAGTTAAATAACCAACATATTTTGACATATTACTACTCGATTTTTTTTTATTAGAAATAATATCAGAGGTCTGTTTTTTATAATAATCATTTAGCTCATCAGAATATTCATTAAAGGAATTAATAGACATTTATATTATAAAAATATTTTATAATATAATATATAATAATGATAAGATATAGACAAAAATTAATTGCTCCAGCTGATTTAGCTACACTTCGACATGTAGATAGAAAAGCAAATCCAATAAGACATTATAGAAGAGGGAATGATTGTTCCTGTGAAATTGTTGAAAAATTACCATACAAAGAGCCAGCATTACTTAATGATAGTTATACAAAAGACTATTGTCCCGCAAGTAGTGCATTAAAGAAAGTAAGAAATTCTGGCGGAAATGCCAGTGTTCAAACAAAAAGTAATTCAGAATATTTGAAAAGTAGAACAATGACATATGATCAGAAAAAATATCATTTCAAGATGTCAGATGAAGATACAGAAAAAAACAAGTATGCATGTATGGATTCTAGTGATAAGCCATGCTGCACTACATGGAAACCAAATAATAGGGGTTTCATACAAGATGGTGCTGTAAGTAATAGCACATATCTAAATAAGAAAAAATATAATACAATACAATCTGTTGCTAATTCAATGAGTCATTTCGACCATGCAACAATGGTTGCTCATGCATATTCGGGTAGAAGTGAAGCACCATTTTCATTGAAATCAAAAATGGATAATAGTATGACGGGATTATTTAGAAGAAAAGGTAATAAAAATAGTATTAAACCTGGTTGCGTAAAGTGTATTTAAATTAATTTACTAAAATCTAATTTAGTATATAGTTCAGTTTCTAACAAGATTTTTATTATAAGGTATATTATTTTTTATACACCACTGAACACACTTAGATACATTCGTTTTAATCATTTCATCAATCTTATTTTTGTTATCATTTTTATTATATCTCAATAACTGTATTGTATTATTTATAACATTAATTTGAAACTGACATAATACATTTAAGATTTCTTCCATCTTACTTATGTAAAAGTAAGGTAAACTAATCGAAAAAAATGAAAAAATGATTTTTTTATTATTCTGAAAATCATTATTCTCAATTATCTCAATAAATTTCGGAACATATTTCTTTGTTGATTTAAACTTGAATTCTTTACATATAATATATTTTTCAGAATTTGCTAATCTACTTGTTTGTGGTTTGAAAATATATACTTTGTTGTAAAAAAGACTCAACAAAAAAATGTAGTCTTGTGTTGACTTTAAAAACATATCAAAAATTTTTAAAATAAATATTCCATTTTGTTTTTGCATTGTTAAAGCATAAATTATTTGACCCAATATTAGTTTATTACTAATTGTCTCTTGATTATTAAAATCCACTGAGAAATCAAATCCACCATCTCCAGTAATAATTTCAAAACTATTAGAATAATGTTTAGCACAATAAATAAAATTATTTGGAACCAAAATATTTCCAGTTTTATCTTCCCCAGTTTCAATAAAGACATTCTTGTTATTTTTTAAAAATTTTTGGCTTTTTTTCCACCCGGGTGTGCTTTCATCATCATTTACCAATGTCATACCATAATACTTGTCATTAATATTATTTCTTAATAATGAAATTGCTTCAATAAACCCACCAGGTCCTTCGCATATATGAAAACTTTGTATAGGATTGTCATAATTAACCAAAATATCAAAAATATTTGCAATTTCAATAAATTTAAAATATGAGCGTGACAATGGCTTACATTTAGATACAGAACATTTCTGCTCAGGTATTTGTGAATGTATATATTCATATGTATTTGTATATTTTTTATATGTATCCCATGAATTAGGAAACTTTTCAATTTCTTGTTTTAATTTTGCAAGATAACATTGCGACGTTTTTAACTTCATTAAATCATGACTATTTGTTATATCTTTATAGGAAACATTAATATTATCATTACTTAATGTATTTGAAATATGTGGCAATAAATAATATGACATCAACTTAATAATAATAAAAAAATATATTTATATAGATAATTACATAAATATAATCTACCTCATAACACTTTAACTATCTTATTTTTTCTTTAATTTAATAACTGGCTCATCATCAAAATCATCGTTTATATCTGTTTCAGCAACATCCAACACAACAGCTTTTGTATCGACAGTTTTAATCTTTTTAAAGATAAAATACTTATTCATAAATGATATTTGCATTTCATTTGAACTCATGTTATCAGCATTACCGTATCGTTTAGTGCCCTTGCTACTTTTTATTTCATGCAACATTTTTTTGTGTAGACTACTAAAATTACCAACCGAAGATGGCACATCAATGTCATTACATTCACTCTCGGTTAATTTTACGAATCCATAATTTTCTAAAATCCTAGTTAAATAATTGAAATTAACAAGATATTCTCTGAATTTTTTATTGATAGTCTCGGCAAGAACATCAATGGCATATCCAAGACAACTAGAATCATTATTGAAACTTGTATTATCATATTGTTTTGTTATTTCAAGCAAAGTTTCGCCATCTTCATTTATTATTATTGATTCACCTTTAGTCATCGTTTGAAATTGATTGAATATTTTTGAACCATCATAGCAAGTTCCTACAAAATAACCACCGACTTTTGTATTTTCTGATAGATTCTGCATAAATCCCTTTAATGAAACCTGGTCTTCAAAGAAATAGTGCAATGCAAATTGACACGAAGCAATATCAAATCCATTAATTGCTTTACCATATTGTGCCTTTACACCCTTACCCAATTGTTTTTCTGAGTTTGGACCTACACCAACTACTGCATTATATATTATTTTATCTTTTTGCGAGCGCAATCCTTCACCGGTCTTAAAATTATATATACTATTGCCAATAATAAATAGTGCTCGTAAATCTGTTTTAAACTTATTATAATCTTCAATAAAACGAACACATGCACCATCTTGTTTATTTTCAATATTATCTTCTGAAATATCAACACCTAAAATAAATGATAATTTACTAGAACGCCACTTTGCAATGTCTCCCGCTTTTCCAACTGCAAAATCAATGAGAGTATTTCCTGGATTTGAAACACTACTAATTAATTTACTCTTAATATATTTGTTGTGAAAATCTCTCATTGCTTGTGTCTTAGATTTCTTTTTACCTCTATTGTAATATACAGATGATTCAATATTTGTAGGAATATCTTCACCAGTCCTTAACATATTTTCTGTAATTGGTTCATGAATAGTTTTCCAATTATTATTTGCAACTTCATAATCATTACCATAGACAGTCTCACCGGCAAGATAAAGTGCAGTTTTATCATATCTTACACGAATAGGAATCCATCTCCACTTTGATTTATTTTCCATAACATATTTAAATTCAACAATTGTTTTATCAGTAAATACTTCACCTTCTTCTGTCATCATCTGATAAGTGCCATTAGAATCTTTTACCAGCTTAATATTGCATATATGTGCTTCATCATCTGTAGGATTGGTTGGGTAAAATGCGGCAGGTTTATAAGACTCTTTGGGATTTCTAATAATGATATTATCATCAATTACGTCTTGACATGGATTTAGAATTTTAGAACGGAAACCACAACGCAAAGTCAGTGTTTTGTATTTTATTCTTTGATTTTGGTCAGATAAATTTTGACCAGTTTCAACAATATCACTAATAGAATCATAACCTTGTTCGTTTTTAACAGTCGTGACGAGGAAATCGTTCGTGTTAAATTCAGGTGGCTTCCATTTCATACAATACATCCAAGTCTTTTTTTTATTTTCAATAGGTTCTCCTTTAGCATTTTGCCCTACTGGAATTAGTGCAGGTGTAAATATCAATCCATCCGTTTCATATTCATATAATCCAGAATCAACATCGGAGAGAATCTTATTACAATGTGCGAATATGGAAGGGGAGTTTTTATCAACAAGATAGAAAGTTTTTGCTTCAATGCGCAAATAATTTATAACACTAGATGTTTCATTTTTAACACTTACTTTCAATAATCGAATAAATTTAAGAAGATTAGAGTATCTTGTTTTTGCACCGGCTTCTTTAATATGTAATGGGAGAGACCTTTGGTCTTCAGAATTCATAAAGTAAATATCGAATGCCTTATAGACATTGATATATTGTTTTTTTTTGTCATACAAAATATGTTCTCCATCGATAAGAGTATTAAAACAAGATTTTTCTTCGGTTTTCATTCCAGAATATTGAAATTTCATACTTGTGTTAATGAGATAGATTTTACCAACGTCATCAATGAATAAGAGTTTTCTTAATCCATCTGCTTTTTCAGTAACAGTATAATCTTCATTAATATTAATTTCACCTTTATTTTCAGTGGCAATATTATGTAATTGTAAAGTGACCTGACTTGGTCCAATAAAATTTTTACTGAAACCTCTGTCTTTTGTAATTTTTTTAGCATGATTCATTGCTTCTTCTTTAATGTCTTTTCTAACAAGAGGTTTTTTACGTTCAATCAAATTCATATAATTTAAAAGTGCAATATTTTGCTCTCTTAAACCAATTGGATAATTACTTTCTTGAATACCAGACAGAACATGTTTAATAGTTTTCTTAAGATTAGCCAAAACATTTTTTCCTGACTCATCTGACTGCAATACTTCAATTTCAATCTCATGATGTTCTGGTTGTGCGAAAACGTCTGCGTTTTCAATAGTGTATTCAGGAATATATCTGTTAAATTTACCAGTTGTAGTGTGTGAATTTTTAACAATAGTTAAATCAACACGAATATAAGGGTAATTTTTATGTGTAAGAGAAAGACGACTGATATAACGAAATAATTTCTTGGTGTTTTTCCATTCAGCAAAGATTCTCTCTTGAATTTCAAGAGAGTCTATTTCATCTTCACTTTGCAGTGATGTGCGAAATGAGAAATCATCATTATCAACAGGTGGTATCATTTCACCATTTGCATCTTTTAGGTATTTTTTGTCGACAAACTTGAAACTGTTTGGATTAAGCTTACCAAGCATATTAGATTTACAATATTGTGAAATGTTTTCTATTCCATTAATATCACATCGAATACTTTTCTTATCAAGTGTAATTCTTAAACGTGTTTCAGGATTAGTAGAATCAAATGTAAAACCTAATGATAATAGTTTTTTAATAACTCCGTCATAATTTATTTTAGTTATACTCTTATCTTTTGTTCCAAACCTAACTTCAAATTCCTTGTTGTTAGGTGATTTATCTTCTAAATAAATGGAAAGAAGACGCTCCATTGTTATATATATAATAATATATTATATTAAAATCAATTTTTTTTAACTTTATGCAAGTAGCAATAATATATCATTATACAATTCTTGTTTTGTTTTCCTTTTATCATTGTCATTAAGAATATTAATATCAAGTTTCAGACAAATGTCTTGTAGCTCTTCAGATTTATAACTGGAGACAGCTTTAATGTATTTGCTGATGCCGTCCATTTTACAATAATTATTTCTATAAAAATCGAGATTTTCTTTTTGTGTATCAATGCAATAATCTCCATTTATGAATGTAATAATATTTGTTATTGAATTGCCAAAGGATTCCTCAATTTCATAATAGAAATTTTTATTAATAAATATAACGTCGATTTCGTAGTAAATGCAAAACATAAAAAATACCTTAATATCTATAGTTTTTTCATTTATAAGAATATCTTCAACTTCATTACGTTTTAATTTGTATTTTTTTAGAAGATGTTTATTCTCTCTTACAATATTTACAAAATTAATTTTGAATTCTTTTTCAATAGAAAAATGTTTATCATCAATTAAATCGTAATCTTCTTTACTTTTATATAATATGTAAAAACACCAGAACAATTTATCTTTTTGTTTTGGTGTAATGTATCTATTGTTTTGATGATTTATTTTTTTAGTAATTTTTTTATTTTCTTCTCTTGTATGAATATCGTTATTTGAAGTAAATTTTAAAAATAATTCATTAGTAAGAGCATATTTATCTAATTCACGATAATCAAATTTCACCATTTATATCATTATTGGTGTTGTCTTTATCTTGTTTATCAGATTTATTCTCTTTAAAGTATGTTTCAATATAATTATTTTTTAGTTTTTCGTTTGTTAAAAGGATATTTTCTTGGGTTTTAAGATGCTCAATGAAATTTTCAATTTCAGATATAACACTTTCATCAAGATTAGTAAGATTTATAAATACACCATTTTTATTTTCATTAATATTTATATTTTTAACTTTTAAAATTCTTAAAATTTGTATTTGCTGTTCTTTCTCAAAACTTTCAATGATTTCTTTAATGTTATTTAGTTTAGCTGATGATTGAATACTGGATTCCATTATTATTTTATTTAAAAACTTTTTAAATAATTTATAAAAAAGTTTTTATTAACATAAGAAACAACATTTACGCACGCGTTTATTTAATTTGATTTTCTTTTTCTCAACATCTACGAATGTATTAATAGCAGTAGGAATCATAGATTTAACAATTGGTTCATAAAATTCCATCTCTCCACTATTAGTTTCATCTAATAATAAAAGCATAGAATCAATAATTAATTGTCTTTTCTGAAAACCGGTCATTTTTCTGTATGTAGCTAAATATTGCATGCACTCAATAACAACATCTAACATATTGTCTAATCCAAAACCATTAGGATACTTTGAAATTAAATAATTTTTTAAATCATCAGCAGATTTTGCAACACGACGAACATTTTTACGAACAACTTCGCTACCATCATTTAACTGAATTTCCATCTCATCTAAAGAATCACTAACAATAGCATTTTCAGGTTCTACTTCTTTACTTGACATTATAATATATATTTAGAAAAAAATTATCTAGACAATTCTAAATATATTTATAAATATATATTTTTAAAATTAATATGAAAACTTTCTAATCTTCAATTGTTAAACGAGGCTTGGAAACAGTCGTTCTTTCTTCCATTTCTGCAATAACAGATATGAAGTTGTCATTAAGTTCAAAACGCTGTCCTACTACTCTTACATTAATAATATCACCTTCTGATAATTTTGCAAAAGTTGGATGTTTAAAATGATGGTCTCTTGCTAAAAATACGATAACCGGAGACTTTTCTTCATCAATTTCTGCACGAATTCCTGCTTTTGTAATATTTTTTACGACACAATCAATATACATTCCCTCTACAGGAAAACATATTTCACATTCAAACATGATGTCAAATTTTACTTTGTTTGCTTCCATAATTCCAGAACTATATTGAAGAAGTTTACATGAATTTTTTTTTATGTAACCTTCTAAAATACACTTGTCTTCATATCGTTTAATTATCTTTGATAAAAGTAACCTTTGAATATCATTTGTAATTTTATCATAAGGAATAGTAATTTTCTTACTGATTACACCTTTTGAATACAAACGACTGTTGCTCGCCATTATATTATAGTTTTATTATAATTATTTATTTATTTCAATATTATTTTATTATAAAAAAACAGAAAAATAAACAACAGAAATTAAACAACAAAAAATAAACAACAGACAATTTACTTATTACTTTTACGCAGCTTTTCTAATGTATTCTTACTCATTTCGTGTTCTATATCTGTAAAAAACCAAATCTTATTATCTCTCTTTTCATTATTGTAATGTCTTAATACAATTTCATAGACACTACATAAACCATGTTGATTATCAATTTCTTTATTCACAATATATTTCTCAATGTCAGGAATAACAGTTTTTACTTCATTTCTTGTTTTATGAACTGTTTGATTAGCACAATCTTTACCTCTAAAACTTTCAAAAATATTAAATATTTTAAAAGTATTTTTTGCAGAAGTTTTGTTAATTTTCTTGAGAGAACCATAATTTGTATTAATATTACTACATGTTGGATTACCACATGAATATTTTTTAGAAAACTCAATAGCAAATTCTGGAATCTTTAATAATGTTTTAAATTGCTGTTTTGGTTGTTCAATAACTTCATTTGCTTCGCTGAATGTAAATAATGACTGATTATCATCAGCATTGTCATTATATAATAATATGAATTTAGTATCATTGTATGTAAAAATATATCTTTCGAAATACTCTTTAATATAGGTTTCAAAAGTCTTAAAATTTTTGTAGTCTATAATACCAAAATCAAAATCTTTGTATTCCATGTTGTTAAAAATAATGTTAAGTATCATTATCTTGTCCTTAGTAATTAATTCTTCAACACAATGGTCGATTATATAATTAAACAATTGTTTTTTTGTGATTCCGCTTTCTATAAACTTTTCTTTTGACGCGCTTAGATATCTATACCAACTTTCGTCGCTTTTAGGGTCGATTTCTTTTATTAGTTTAATTATTTGTTTCATTCCATTAAGATTATTGTAAAAAGCTATAAACATTTTACTATACATTTTTTTCAATAAATCAATATAATTTGTAATATCATTTTTGATGTCTAAATTTTGTTTCTTACTTTTATTTTGTATTTTAATTTCTTTCATTTTATAATCAATCGGTTTTAATACAGAGTCAACTGTAATTTTATCAAGTTCATTAGGTTTAAAAAAATAGTATTCTTCTATATTTATTAAAGAGCCTCTTCTGTTAAATTTATCCAATAATACATTACTGTCGTCATTTATAATTGTTGAAAGTGCATTATCAATTTGTTCATCAGAATAATTTCTAAGTTTTCTAATATTATTAAATAAATCAACTCTAGAATAAAAATATTTCTCTTTAAAAAGTTTTTTAATCTTATTAATAACGCTATCTACATTCGTAATAATAAAATTATCATTAAATGTTGAATCATCAATTTTACCATTTGACAAAATATTACGATATTTTTTAATAGTTTCAGGTGATAAATATTGACACTTTTCCATATAATCACACATTGCTGAGTAAGGTTTATCGCCAACTTTATAAGTAATATTTTTTCCAGTGCTGAGAGATTGTTTAACTTCCATATTCATCATTTCTTCCGTAAAGCTATTTTGCTCTACATTTAAAATACTATCAATTGAATTTTCTTTCAATATTCGCGTAATTTTTCCAATCTTAATTGCTTTTTCTTCAGCTTTCCTATAAATATATAAATCTACTGCTTCATTATTTTTCATAATGTTAAGCAAAGTTCCATGAAAGAATATTTGAACATTTCTTTTAGGAAATGGTAAAGATAAATGGCTAAATGTTCTTACGCCTCGTCCTACAATCTGGTCAGGACGATTTAAATTATACCAAGGCTCCATTAAGTGTATTTGTCGAATACATTTGAAATCGATGCCTTCTGCACCAGCTCTAGATATAATAATAATCTTAATTATTTCACCATTTTTATTATCTTCACGCGTAGCAGCTTTAATTTCTTCATCATTATTTGGAGAATATAGTTTATTACCTGAAATAACAATATAGCCACCTTTTCTATCTGTTGGAGGATTTTTAAATAATGACTTTGCTTTCCCGAATCTTTGGTATCCAAGCTCCTCTATTGCAAGTGCTAATGGAACAACACCACCATCAATATGCTCTGAATATATTAACACTATACCATCACTATCAATTATATTATCACAAATACTTTTAATTTTATTACTATATTTACCCACCTCATCGTAAGAAAATATTGGGCCGTAATTATCAAGTATTTCTTTTTTGTATTCAAAATTAGTAATTTGTTTATCTCCACTTCCTACTTTTTTTTCTTGATATTTCATTGTATTTGATAATCCTTTACTACCAACCAAATATTTGTAATTAAAACTAAAAGAATCACTTTCATCATCATCGCCTCTCATTTTTTCAAATTCTTTGTCAAATTTTACAGATGGAAATACAAAATTTAAGGCTAATAATGGGTCTTCTAAATACGTATAACCAAATGCATCTTGGTCTTCAAAAATGATTCGGTCATCTTCCATTCTTTTTTTTAACTTATCAATAATAAAATTGTAAGCTTTTTCTTGATACTCTCCGATATTATTTACATATACTTCAATATGCTTTATCTTATCTTCAATCGGTTGGTTATTTAAAAGTAATTCAGGATATTTATTAATTAAATTTGATTTTTTAGCAAATTGTGATGGATAAATTTTAAATGGAAATGTATAAGGATTATCACCTCTAACAAAAGATACATAACCACTTGATTGCTCAATTAAATTATCATAACCAACTTCTTTTACCTTTTTTCCAGTTATTAAAGTCTTAAGTTCGCCATCTTTTGTGAAAACGTCTGACATATTTATAGGTGGTTTATTATCATTTTTATTTAAAATATTTAATAACCAAACGATTTCTGTTGGATTATTATACATAGGTGTTCCAGATAGCAAGCACAGGCGCATTGTTTTTGTTCTCTCAACAAGTTGGTCTAACATATCAACAGCCAACTTCATTGTGCCTTGTGTTCCAATTCTAATATTATGTGCCTCATCAATAATTAATAATGTATCATCAAAATATCCGCGAATTCTCTGAGTTTTTTTTTCTTCGTCTTCATCAACACTTAGTAAAGACTTGATTTTATTTGCGAATTTAGTATAACCTACGAAAATATAGTTATTTGTAATTAAACGATTAACAAGTTTAACAATTTTTTCCTTACTAATATCGGAATCATTTGTTGGATTAACTTCATTTAACAATTTTGTTCCGGTGCAACCTCTAATTGTCCATTTATTGCCAACAAGTTTAAGATTATTTTCATTAAATAACTGTGCTTTGAAATTATCTTGCACGTTAGGTGATGCAACAATAATAATTTTTTTATTACTACCTATTTGATTGTTATAATCACGCATTTCTTCTGCAATACTTATAGCAGAACATGTTTTACCTGTTCCTAAATCATGAAACAATAATAGACTGTTAAAAGGAGATTGTAATGATAAAAAATTTCTTACAAATAACTGGTGAGGTGCTAGCTCGAAATCTGCATTTCGCAATTCTTCGCCATACGTTTCAATCTTAGCAAGCTGTTCTTCTTTAGAAAGTTTTTTATCAAAACCCACATATTGATGCTCATTGAATTCTTTTTTTAATGCAATAATTTTATTAAAATCAGGATTATCAAAAGTTGGATATAATTCATCATTTGTAGCCATTTATATAATTAGAATATTTTTATTTTATATCGTATCTAGCAAATATTTCTTCCATATTTGTTATTATTTGCTTTCTTTCAATATTATAATTTCTAATAGATGCAAGAGCATCTTTCGTATTTTTCCATTCTAATTTACTTACTTCAGATTTTTGAAAACAATTAAAATCTGTGAAATTAATCATTTTCGCAATGTAGTAGGTGTGTTTATATGATTTATAATTTGAGCCGATAAACGTTTCATCAAATGGAATCAAATTATTAATTATTTGAATATTTTCTTTATTTATTCCAGTTTCCTCTTGAAATTCTCTTATGGCACATTTTATATCAGTCTCCATATAATTCCGCCGTCCTTTAGGAAATCCCCACTCGGGTTCGCACCATGTTGTATTACTTTCTGCTATTAATGTTTTAAGATTATAATACTTATTATCCATAATAATACCACTTTGTAAAAGTTTAAATTTTTCTTGAGCAGCTGTTTTTTCAGTTTTATACTGATTATTTACATATTCGCCCCATAATTTGTTCCATAAATCATTAAAATTTGATGTTAATAAAGCATGTTTCTCATTCATTGTCATTTCATTAATAATGTTTAACAGATAATCTTTACTTGTAAGATTGTATTTTCCTCGCATAAAATCAACATAACCAAGACTGTCTTTTCTACGTATCATTAAATATTTCACCTCTTCATTCGGTTCTTTATAAAAAACAATTAAGCCTATACTAGTAATTGGTAATTTACACTGGTGAAATAAATGTCCTCTTAAACCACAATTATTACAGAAATTATTATTATTCATCTTTATGTATTTTCACTTATCTTTTTATATTATTTAATTTTAATGGAATACAATCCAAGTGTATGGGGACCTCATTATTGGTTTTTTTTACATTCAATAGGATTTACATATCCTGAATTACCAACAGATGGTGAAAAGAAAAAATATTACAATTTAATAACATGTTTGCCAACTTTTATACCTAATAATGCAGTAGCGGCAAATTTTCAAAATTTAATAGATGATTATCCAGTATCATCATATTTGAATTCAAAAGATTCCTTCTTAAAATGGATACATTTTATTCATAACAAGATTAATAAACAAATAGGAAAAGATGAAATTTCATACATTGAATTTATAAATAACTACAATAATGAATATAAACCAAAAGACATTAAATATAAAGAGAAGATAAAAGAAAGAGAGAAATATATATTTTTGTTTTTAACAACATTATTAGTGGCATATTCAATATATAATATTAACTATATGTAAGTATGCCAACATTTAAAGCATTTAAAAAAAATAGTGGCAAAAAAAGTAGAAGAAAAAAAATAAAAACATGTTTATTTTTTGATAAGTATATAGGAAAGTTAAACTATGAAAAAAGCGAGAATCAGAAAGGTGGGAAAGCAATCATGTATGGCTCTATTGGTTGTGTTTTTTCTCCTGCAATATCATGTAAAACAAAAAAATTAAGTGATTCTGAAAAAAATAGATACATATCTAAATTGATGTTGCATGACGAAGCAAAGAGAGAAATAGAGAAAGTAAATCTTATTAAAAATCGATTAACTATACTTAAACCAATATACAGAAAGTATTTACCAATTCTCTCTACTTATTTGTGCAATAAACCAGATATAACAAAATCAGATTTAGAAAACATTGAAATCTGTAAAAATGTGAAGGGTATGCAAAATATCAAAAAATATGATGTAAAATTATTCAAGCATTTTTCAATATTAAACATGTTAAATTCCGGTGAAGATTTATTTGAATACCGAAAAAATAATTCATTTGCAAGAACAACTTCAACAAAGTTAGTGAATAACTTTCTTTTAAAGTGTATTGATTTTTTTGTAGAATGTATTTTTGTATTAAATAAAAATAATATTTATCATTTTGACATTAAAATTGAAAATATTACATACAATAAAAGAGAGAATTGCTTATCGCTTATTGATTTTGGAAGAGCAATAATAAGCAATAATGATTCTATAAAACAAAATGGCATACAAAATATCGCTCTCGATTTCAATATTTTACCGCAGATATTACTTTTGTATGATGATACTTCTTTTTTTGAATGTGAAATAGAAATGCAAGAATACATTAAAACAAAATATGATAATTCAATTAATGGCGAAATTGCTTTGAATGAATATTCAAATATTCTTCGTATTAATAAAAATAATATAATAAGAATTTTTGCCAAAATATTATATAAAATTTACATCAACTATCGTCTTGATTTAATAGAAAATAAAAATGCATATTTTCATGATATATTTAAATGGAATGTTGACATATGGAGTATGCTTTTGGTTTTAAATACAATGTTTTCTGGAACAGTATATTCAAACGATATTAAAAATATAGCAAAAGATTTCTTTGAAAAAAGTTTTCAAAACAAAGTTGATTATGACACAATACAAAATCAGTTAAATGCTTTAATTAAAAAATAAAAAATCTAAGCATTAAGTAATATGAAATTTGAAATATTACTTTTAGGAATTACAGCATTTTTAGTAGCAAACGTTTATCATGATGGTAAGTATCTTAAGATGGTTGTATCATGGAAAAAATATTATCAGATGGCATTAATATGTTTTATAAGTCTCTCTTTTTATATGTTTGTAAAACGGCATCCAAAAAAAACAGGTGAATTAATAAGACATTCTAATGAGTTTATTAAATATATGCCAATGGATAGAGAAGCATCAAGTTTTATTACACCAATTTTAGATTTTACGTCTAAAAGTCAAATGTTTGGTGAAGAATATATAAGTCCTCAGCAACGAAGAATGATGCAAAGTGGTGGAACAAATTATGATGGTTTAGTCCCGGTTAAAACAAAACGTTCTGTAAGCGAAACTAAGAAAAAATACGTCGCATCTCAACAAGATTGGAAATGTGGTCATTGCAGTAATACTTTGTCAGCATGGTTTGAAGTTGATCATAAAATTGGATTAGAACATGGTGGCAGTAATCATGTTAGTAATTTAGTAGCTTTATGTAGAGAATGTCATGGAGAAAAAACAGGAATGGAAAATTTATAATATATTTTAATTTAAAATAATATAATATAATACAGCAGATTATATTATATTAATAATATAAGTGCAATGAGTAATAATACTAATAAAAAAGAAGAAGATATATGTTTTAAAAAAGACAATAGTATATTTTTAAATTACTTTGTAAACTTACCTATAAGAAAGATTTATGAAAATTATGACATAGATTTCTGTAAAGGAGGTCCTTCACCAATAGGAAAAAATGGAAAACCACTATTTAATGGAAAGACTCGAGAAGAAATGTTATATACACTTCAAAATAAATTTTTAGATTATATATTTTTAATAGTAAGTATTATTTATTTTTTTATAATGCATTTTTTCTTTAGTACATTATTTGTAAGGAGTATTTCTGAGAAAGAAGCATATGATAAAGATACAAAAGAAAAATCATACTCTTTTGTTAGAATACTACAAGTATTATTAAAAAATGTAGAGCAAAATGCAATACCAACAGCAATTATGATATATATCGTATCATTTATTGGTTTTATGTATTTCAAGTTAAATTTATTATCAAGTGATGAATTAGATAAAAAAATTGAATCTGACAATTTTCCAAGAACAAGCACTGAAGAAATAATAAAAAATTTAAATACTAAATTTAAGAGTGCAGTAGAATCAACAATGAGTAAAAATTCATCAAATGTAAAGGAAAAAGATAAAACTTTATACTCATTTTTATTATTTTTTGCTTATATCACAATAATTTTATATCTTTCTGCTTCTCTCTTTTTATATGTTGTAAAATTTGTTATTAGATTACAATCATTAACATCCAGTTTCTTGTTTTTCATTAACATATTAATTTTGATGTTATTTATAGGCATTGCTTTTAAAATTTTAGAAAATAAATTAGATTTTATACCTAGATTTTTTGCACCACAACAATTAAAATTATTATATTTGATTGCAAAAAATAGCATATTTTATATACCATGTCTAATTACAGATTTAATTGCAAAAACTACAAATAGCACCAATAAAACAAACAGACTTGTTTATATAGTTTTATTTATTGAGATAGTGTTAATTTTAATGAATACAATTATTCCAGTAATTGATAAATGGATGTCTAAACATTTAGGTAGCACAATATTAAATAAACCAGTATATCTTAATAATGATGAAAATTATGGCTTACATAAGTATAAACATGGAAGTTTGGTTTTAAACACCGAAAAAGAGATAAGATACAAAACACAAAGTGAAGATTATGGTCTTTATGACCAAGGAAAACCAAGTCCGGATTTAAAATATCAAGATTTAAATATTTTAGGACATTTAGATATTTTCAATTTATTTGATAGCAAACCAGGTGTAAAAAATGATAGTATTGTATTAGAAAATGAAGAGAGAAGTCGTTTTGACCATAATTATGCAATGTCTTTCTGGTATTATATAAATCCTCTAAATGAAAATGCAAGCTCGACATATTTAGACGATGCTTTAATTATTAATTTTGCGAATCGTCCAAGAATTGAATATAACCATTCTGAAAATAAACTTAAATTAATAATGAAGAGTGGCCCATGGAAAGAGATTGACGCACAGGGTGAATCAAGAATAACAAAAACAGTGATAGAATTAAATAATATTCCATTACAAAAATGGAATCATTTAGTAATTAATTACACAAGTGGAACATTAGATATTTTTATGGATGGCGAATTAGTAGAGTCAAGAGAGGGTATTAAACCATTAATGCAAGAATCAGCAATTGTATCAGGACAAGAAGGGGGTATAAATGGTAGAATATCAAATGTAGCTTATTATAACAAACCTCTTTCAAAGATACTAATAGACTTCTTATATAATGCTAATAAGAATAGTGATACTCCTACTGGTGGTGGATTTTTATCAAACATGTATTTCTTATTAAATACTGAAACAACAGTAGTGGAATCAATTAGGAGGCCAATTGCAGATATTTTAGCAGAAATTTTACCAAAAGAAATTAGTTTTAATTGGCTCTATAAGTTAATAATAAATTTACCGGAAACAACTAGTAGTTATTCATGGTATATAATTGATAAATATATTTATGATTATTATGAAGAAGATAAAAAAGGTATTCTTGTAGATGACAACAAAAAAAGTATGACAGGTTTTGAAATAGATTTAGAATATAGACAAAAACGAATAGAATAAATAATAATTTTTTATTACATTATATTATAAATGGACTTTACTAGAATTGTTTACATTTTAATTGTATTTATAGTATTATATTATTTATTAAGTTGGTTATTTGAATCTTCGGTAAAATTGACAGGTTTGAAAAGTGCAAAAGCAATGGAAGAAATTGAGGCAAGTAAAACAGTGACGAAAAAATCAAATTTTGCATATTCAATATGGTTTAATATTGCAGACTGGTCAGGAGCAGGAGAGTATGGAAATATTAAGCCTCTATTTCAAAAGGGTGATAGTCCTTCACCTAATGGAGAGCCAAATGATCTATTGATAAATACATATTTTAAGAGATACGAAAATAATCTTATGATACAATTTGCTTACAAGGATAATAATTTAGAAATTGCACATCATAATTGTGAAATACATAATATTCCATTACAAAAATGGACCAATATTATTATTTCAGTTAATACAAAAGTAATTGATGTTTATTTGAATGGTAAATTGGTAAAGACGTGCATAATGCAAAAACCACCTGTATTAGGAACTACACAAGAAAAGGTATTTTTAACACCAGGTGATGGTTTCACAGGTGAAACCGCCAATTTCAGATTTTTCTCTGATTCATTAAATCCTCAACAAGCATGGAATGTTTATAAATCTGGATATGGTTCGGGTATTTTGTCTGGTCTTCTTAACAAGTATAAACTAAAGGTTGCATTTATGAAAGATAATGTAGAACATAATAGTTTTATTATTTAAATAAATGGATTATTGATATTATATATAATCTTTAATATATATAATAATGAGTGAAACAGCAAGTTTAGCAGATAAAGTAGATAGTATTACTGATAGTGCTGGTAAAAATGTAGAAGAATTAACTGGTGCAACAAAAGACTTCATAGATTCAAATAACTTAATAACAAAATTTGTTTTTATTTTAGGAGTTTTGCTTCTTTTTCTCTATGGCATGAGAATGTTAATTACTTTTATGTCTTGGTTTTTTATGGCGTCTTCAACACCATATATTTCGAAAGGATTAACAAACCCAGATACTAGATATCAAATTGAAGTTAATCCTAATTTATATGAATCGGTTCCCATTCTTAGGTCAAAAAATCAACGTAAAGGAATAGAATTTACGTATTCTATTTGGCTTTTTGTCGACGGATTAAAGACTGATAATACTACTGGAAATAAATACAGTGCAATATTTAATAAAGGAGATATAGATTATTTAGATATTAATGGTATTTCAAGAATTGCAGCCCCAGGTCTTTACATTTCCGAAAGTTCAAATGTTTTAAAAGTAAGAATGAACGTTTTCCATAATGACCCATTAGGAGGAAATACTTCCCCTACTGATATATATAATGATATAACAATTACTGATATACCTATGAAAAAATGGTTTAATGTTATGATACGTTGTGAAGGAAATATGGTAGATGTTTTTATAAATGGTATGGTAGTAAAACGACATAAGTTGTCCGGAATACCTAGACAAAATTATAATAGGGTATTTTTGACCCCTGATAATCCATTTAAGGGTTATGTATCGGACTTAAGATACTGGAACTATTCATTAGGCACAAATGAGATTTATAATATTATTTCAAGTGGTGCTAATACTAAAAACTTGAAAGCAGAGCAATCTATTGATGGAACATTGCCAAGATATTTGTCAACTTCATGGTTCTTGAAAAACTAATATTTAAAATCATAATATTTAATATGTATTATTATTTTAATGGTAAGAAAGATTATTTTTAAGAATACATCTAATAATAAAAATCAAACAAAAAATATTGCAGTTCCAAAATTAACAGAAGAACAACTTGCACCTATTTTAACAGGAAGAACCACACTTATTTGTAATTATGATGTAAAAATATCAGAAGAAGAAATTTTATTATTGTTAAGACCTCTAGTAATATCAAAAGAAACAATTAATAACGATAGTAATAACAATAATAATAACAATAATAATAACGATAACAATTATAATAACAATAATAATAACAATAACGATAATAATAGTAATAACGATAATAATAATAATAACGATAATTTAGTAAAAAATGTATTAGAAGACCTTATTGTTGGTGATACAAAACGTTTTATATTAATTAAATATGTTGTAAATGAAAATGAACAAATTGACAGTGCTGAAGATTTATTTAGAGAGCAGTTTATAGGAATTTCAAAAAATCAACAGTATGCAAATATTAGACCAAATTCCACTAATAATAAATTTTTAAATACAAATTATAGCGTTAATAACAATTCAATAATTAAATCGGTATGTACTGATGGTCGTTATATAAATGCAGTAAAGACATATGATATACTGCTATCACAACGAATGCATAACAAAACGCTAAATGATTTTTTAGATAATTTTAAAATTCAATATACAGATAACGAATTTAACAATACAGGTTCGGAGTCATTTGAAAATCTATATATTCCTTCAATAAATGAAAATGGTTATTATTTATATGGTAATTTTTTTGGTGTATCTAATAATACATTATCAAATCGTTTTTGGGTTTTACCAAATGAATTTAAAAAAGATGGTATAACTTATGAAATATATAATTCAGAAAATGGCACAGATTTAACACCAGCAACACGAATTTTTTCTAGTTATAATGAATTTATAAATAGAGTATTATCATTTGATATTAATAATAATGTAATTACTTTAAATTATGATGGTAGTATTATACCAAAAAGTGCATTATTTCTTCCACAACATAATGATGTGCAAATTGTAAGCATTAATAATAATGGTTTTAATAATGTAGATTCAAGTTTTAGTATAACAATAAAAAGTCCTGTAACAGGCAATGATTTAAATAATATTATATTAAATCGTCCATTTAATAATAATGAAATTTATAATGTAAGCGATTTTATCGACGGTAATAAAAAAATGGTTATAAAATCAATTCAAAACGATAAAGTTACTTTACAAAACGATTGGTTTATAACAAATAGTCATGCATTTAGTGAATCGAAAGAATGGAATACTGCACCATATAATACTAATATATATAGAAACGTTAAATTATTTAATGAAAATAGTAATACCTTTAAAATAAAATGGCCAACAACTAACAATAGTTTTATGTTTATCAATAATTTAATTAATAATGAAACAAATTTATTATATTCAAACAATGATTTTATTGGTCATTTTGATGATACTGAGAATGGGATAGATTTTGAAATAATAAAATCTACAAGGACAACGGTAACTATAAAAGCAACAACAAAAAATTCAAATATTTTAGAATTAAATTTTACAAACATTAAAAATGATAAGGATGGAAAACTTTATTTTGCATCATTTGTTTCAAATACAGATGTTGTAGATGTTAATGGAAATTTAAGAGCAAATGGTTCAGGTGCTCTTTATGATATTTCAATTGTATCTGTAAATAATGTTGAACGATTTTCAGACGTTGAAAATTTAGAATCAAGTGATGAAATATTTATAAATCGTAGAGAGAATAATGGAAATTTAATGTCTAGTGTAAGTTTTAAAAATAATTTTATAGATGGAATAATAGGTTTCTATCATGAATTAGATTCTACAAAAACGATACAGTCTAATACAGGATTTTTTAATACTGAAATTAGTGGTATAAATGAAAGAATAGGAGCATATATAGAAAAATTTATAAATATTAATTGGTTTAGTAATATAATTTCTGAAGCAACAACAAATACAAGTTTATATGATACAGCTTTTAATTATGAGTTAGATTATACACGAGATTCGACTGACCCTTTTAAAGGTATTAACGGAACATTTAATTTCTATATTAAAAGTTTAAATAATGTTAATTTTTCAGAATTCAGATTTAATAATATTGATTTTGAAAATTCAACATTTGTTGGTTGTAATTTTACAAATACAAAATTTACAAATTGTAATTTTACTGGTTGTAATTTTGAAGATTGTAATTTTACAAATATATTTAGTAAAGATTGTAGTTTCAATGATTATATAGATACTTTGGTTAATCCTCAAATTAGTAAAAAATTACCTTATAATAATACTTTTTTAAATGGTAAAATAATAACAGAAACAATGAGCAATGATTATAAAGATTACGTGACAATTACTTTTAGAAATTTTGACGGTTCATACAATGATAAAATTACAGCTTTACCATCTAATTTACAAAATAAAAATATAAAGAACTTTATAGATTTATCAAGTAGTCGAGTTGATTATTATAATTTAAGAGCTCTTATGAATGTTGAAACAGGGTATAGATTTGATATTAGTTTAACACAAGTATTGTATAATGGTTTTACAGGTTTTGCTACAGAAGAAAGGAAAAATAACTTTTTTTTAAATAATAAATCAGCAAACACAGAATTAAATAATCCAAAATATTCTCCATTATATAGTGAAAATTTGGAGAGAAATTTGGATACTCCGGTAATGTTTTTAATAAGCGAAGCATCAGAGTTTTTAAATACAAAAGAAGTTAGTGACTATTTTAATATAGAGATTGATACACCTTTGAGTGAAATAGATATTAGTTATGTTGATAAAAATGATATACTTTCTGAAACAAATATTGAAAATGTTCCTTTACAATTATTTTTTAATGAATTGAAAAATCCACAATTAAATGGAAATTTTAATAGAATAATAGATGAAAATTTTTATGAGCATCAATTTCAGAAAGATTTATATAATAAAAATGCAATAAAATTGTGTGGTTTAAAAAGTTTGTTGACAAGTGATTTTAAGCATAATGGAAGTTGGGAAATCTTAAAATATCCATATAATGGTTATAATAAACAGGATACAATTTGTAGCTATCCAGATATGACATTAAATTCATCTATAACAAATTTATATAATGTAAATATTGTTAATGGACCACTATCATATTATCAAATAGATATTAGTTATACAAATGAAATTCTAAGTGATTATCCCAAACGTGAAAACACGTCAGTAAATTCAAGATTTTCAAGTTTGAGAATTAGAAAAGTAAATCCAAATTATAAGTATACGGAGGGTTCTACTGAAAATTCTAGACAACAATTTTTAAATACTGGAAATCAATATATTAATCATCAGGTATATTCAAAATATGACATTTCTTTTGGTCAGCCAGAAAATATTAATAATATGGAAATGATAGATTATGTTATCTAGTAAGAAAATGATAGATTATGTTATTAAATAATTTTAAAAACTTTTCATTTTAAAATTAATTATTGTCTAAGAGATGGATTTATACATAAATCTTTTGATGGAAATACATTTCCAGACATACACTCATGCGATGTTCCTACTTCAACGCAACTTCTAAAACCTCTATCTTCGCCAACATAACACCATCCTTGATTTCCACTAAGACTATTTTGAATAGAGCTACCTGCATCATCTGCAATAAAATCTGCATTTGTTTTTGCAACATTTTCTTTTACTTTTTCAAAAGAGTCAAGAAGGTCTGTTCTATCAACATATGGAGGTTTATCGGGTAATTTTCCATTAGGTCTAATATCTTCATTAATATTCACAGCATTTTTTTTCTTTTCTACTAATTCTGCATCAGTATTTTTTAAAGCATCATTAGCATTTTTAGTCTGTTCGCTTACTAAATCAACAGTATTTACAACAACATCTTTTGCAATATCTGCACCAAATTTAGTTCCTTCGGCAGATGTTTCGACAGTTTGTTTGATTGTCTCACCAGTGTAAAATCCAAATATTCCCCCAATAGTTTTTATCATTGGTCCAAATATATCGGCAAAAGTTTGTGTAACAACAGCAGCATA